CTGCGTCTGAACTGGTTACCGCTGGATTATGGTAACTGTTTTGCCGATGTTTATCGGCACATAACAGACAGACACTTATATAGAACTAGTAGTATAGTACGTATTGCCAGCGGGTTCGGAAAGATTTATTCTCAAGAGCCTGAATTTAAAAGCTATGCTGATACTTTTAATCCTTACGAGTACTGGATTGGATTATACCCTGGTGCAAGATATTTAGCAACTGAAGCTGAGAAATACCTCAAGTCTACAAATATGTACGCTTCACAGTTATTGTTTGAACGGAATGAACGCAATATATCAGATCAGGGTGTTGTCGTGCCTTACGGGCAGTATGAGAAAAGATTGGTCTTTAAGTGGCGCAAGGATTTCAAATTACCACCTTTTAAACTTGGGGGTAATATCTATGATAGCTGGAATTCGTTATTTAGTCTGAATGAAACCAAGAATACATATAATGCTGCCGGATGTTTTCATATAATGAAGAATGATCCGATATTTACCAACACCAGATCGCCTTTATTTAATAATTTAACCTGGAATATAGGTGAGATCGATTTCGACCATGCTGATGTGCTAAAATTCTTTAACATGATTTACAAAAGTAGGTGGAATAGATTCAATTTAACTGGGTTACCCAACGGTATTGAGTTGAGACCTCCTGTTGGTCAGACCATAGATTTAACCACCTCCACTCCGATTGAAGAATTTAGCAATATAAATGATAATAACAGGTGGTATATAATGGGGAGTTGGGATGAAAACAACATAGTTAATTATATAGACATTACTTCATTTAGGGATACAGCTTTTAATGTGAAATTGTTTTTTAAGAGATCAACAGGTAACGTCAATCAAATGGAAGTGGTGCATTCATGGCTCGATGGTGATAACAAAAATTACTTAACCTATGATAACATACGTCGTAACGTGTACGCTGACGTTCCACAGAATAATAATCTGCTCGAGATACTCAAATTTAATTGCACGACACCGGTCTTCTCTATATCGAAACCTCAGGATAAAAGATATTTTGACTTTTTTCAGGAGAAAGGTATGTGGGGATTCTTCACAACACTTCTGGCCGTTACCCCACTACACCAGCGACTTGACACCGAATGGATATATAGAGCAAATGAAGAAGCTAGTGATGAAAGACTCTACAACAGATCGATGCCAATTAAGACAACGATCGATTTTAGCCCGTAAAGCTAGTCAGGTAGCTAGACAGATTAAAACATTACCAGTTCGGTATGAGTTGATGAAAGAAAATTCTCGTTGGTTTCAGGAGTATGGTTCTAGTGCTGCTCATTCTAGGAAATTACTATTCGAATTGATAGACAATTGCGAAAATACTGAATTGTTTCATCCTGATAACTTTGTCACACCGGTAAGTTATAATGATCGAAAAAGATACTGGAGTAAATATTCGAACGTGCGTGATACTTTACCGTTTCGGTATGATTATTATAACCATGAGGAATTTAACAGATTAAAGGATTGTTATGTCAGTCCTGATCTTGTAAAGAAATATGGTGAGCGATTAGGGAAAGCCATAGGATACGTCAAGTTAGTAATGGACAGTAATATCTCACCCATCTTCGAGGGCATACTTGACAAGTGCAGATGTGTGTCTGACTTTCGAGCTAATATGAAATCACTGGGTGATTGGAGCAAAAAATATGGGTATGATTTATTCCCTGATAGCTGGTTCAAGTTAGTTAATCTTGAATTAACTGTTGGATATCAACCTTCGATATCAGAGGAGAAATTTGTGGATCAGATCTCTGACTGGGTCAGAGGTACAGTCAGTCATTATTACCCGTCTGAGATAAGCGATCAGTATGGTTTTTTGCGAATGATGGTTGAAGGATTGTACAAGTGGATGGAGCCTGGCAAATTCACTGAATTCGATTATGGCAATCTGTTAGGGGATAAGATAGTATCCGATGGTTACGAGACTGATATACGGTTGTCCGCTATTTCGGAACGCAATGTTCTAACATACACTCAATTCGTTAATGGTTTATCTTGGGCTCGAGGAGGCAGCAGTTCCGTGAAAACTAACGAAAAGGCAAGTGTAAATGGTAAGCTAGTGAAACTTGCAAATAGTAAGAATTCACTCGCTGTATTCGGCAATCTAGACAAGACAATAACCGATAGCAAGGATAAAAGCAGAGATCAGATGGGCAAAGGTATCGAGAAACGTGAAAGAGGAAAAACACGAGCAGTACTTGGTATGGACATAGAGACATATCTGCCAATGAGCTATTTAGATTATTACCTCGATAATATTTTAAGCGGAAATAAGTTAAGTACACTTTGGCTAAATCGTGCTGACAGACAACGTGATGATGTCACAAGATTACAAAATACTGTTACACGGTCAGGATGGTACATGCCCTTAGATCAGAGTGGTTTTGATCATCAGGTAAATATTCAAATGTTGGCCGTGGTACTATTATGGATAAAGGATTATATAAAACTATGTTTCGGCTGGAATTCTGAATTGGAACTGTGTTTTGCTATAGTATTTAAACGTTTGTGTGGATCAAGAACAAACGGTCATATCGAGGTAGGCAATCAGTTGATACCCGTTGAAAAAGGTGTGCTGTCGGGTTGGAAGTGGACCGCTCTAATCGATACGCTGATAAACATAGGTGAATGTTACTGCGCTTATAAACTAGCAGAGCAATACGGATTTTCCGTCGCTGGATTCAAGCTCAACGCTCAGGGTGATGATGA